GAATTCTTAAGATTACATGGGCATAAATCATGATTGTATGATGGTTTAACTGTGTTCTCTGCCAATGCATCCCAGACAGCTTCAGGATTAATCTTCTCTTTATTAGCAAGTGTAGAGGTCCAGTATCTCATTTTCTGGTCTAGTTTTGTAAATAATTCTGTCGCAATATTCTCATTTACTCCAAAAACTAAAGCTGTTTCCTCTATCAACTGTTTCTCAATTGATTCCAAATCTGGTTGACTAGTCTCTATTTCAAGTAATCTTAAGAATTCAATTCTATCATTATCTTCTGGAATTACTGATAATTGTTCTTTCCACTCTTCCCATGCCTGTTCATATCCATCAAAGTGAATATCTGAATACTGGGTATTATAATTATGCAGCTGTCCTTTTAATTCGAGCAGAAAATCCTTTAAAGCTGGTCTTTTAAAACCATCAGCCCTTTTTGTCGTAGAGACCTTCTCACCAAGCTTTCTATTAGTAAATATCTGTGGAACAATAATCTTATAATTATTCCTTTCCTTATGCCAAGATTCAGCTAATTCTCCTAAAAGCGAAATCTTACCATCACTAATCCTGGTATCCTACACATATAGGATTATACTAAGGTACATATAATAATACTAAAAATTATGAAATCATTAATCCTACTCATCGTAACAACCTGGCTTCTAATCCTAAATGAAGAAGCCTACCTAACAAAGAAATTCATCTACAGAATGAATCTAATCGTAATCCTTTTAGTATATGCCTTCATACAGGTATACCTAATCGAATAAATACCCACAAGGTACCTGGAATAAATACCGGGTACCTCCCACACCACCCAACACAAAAATAAAACAAAATCATACTAACGCTAACTATGTTACATAATACCTAACTAAGGTACATAATATAATACCTATCCCCTCTATAACTAATATACCATCTATTAATATAATAATACCTAATACATATATCAAGGTACCTCGCCGGGGGTTTTGGGGATTTAGGCAAACAAGGCAAGTGATAACCCTACCACTATACAAAGCCACTCAACTCACTATATAGCCACTATACCATATAGCTCTACTACACACTTTAAAGGCAAACTTAAAAAGGCCTAAAAAGGCAAATAAATCCGACCATTAATGGCCCCTAAATCCGATTGCCTTGAGTACCCTTTATATGTATTATATTATAGATTGCATTCAAGGTAATTCGAAGGTAGGTGATTATATAATACAGATATGTTATGTAGCTTCTATGTATGTAGGTAGTATAGCTTTAGTACATCGTCGATTAATGGCCATCACAATTTACCTTGATTACCTTCACCAAGTTATTATATTATGTATTATATAATAAGTATTGGTTGGGGTTAGGTAAATAGGATATTAGGTTTTAGGGCTAAATGGTTTATAGGATTTAAGGCCTTCAAGGGGCATATTTAGGTAATATTCCTAGTAACTCTGTATTTTATTTGCTTAGTATTTATATTAGCATTAACTTTTGTATTCTAGGACAATTTTGTGATTTAGGGGTACCTAGATTACCGAGAGCCATTATGTATTATATAATATTAGTTATAGGTAGGGAAGGTAAATGGCAATCTCCATTCATGGCCCCGAGGATTTAGGTAAATATAATTCAAGGCCCCTAATAACCTACGAAGGCAATCAAGGATATTGCATAATTAAAATATTGTTCTTATATTTGCAGCATAATAAATATAAAGTATTAATTATTAAAACCCATTACCTATGAACACAGAAGAATTATCAAACCGATTAACACAAATCGTACAAGGCATTACTAATACTCACCCTATTAGGATTAAGGCTACTATCGAGGTTTTCCTTGAAGAATTTGACCCAAGCCAGAACTATCTTCTCTCTATTTCAGATATAGAAGGTTATGAGACCCAATTTATCGAATTCGAGATTTGGGACAGAAATGATGGCCCTATACCCGGTATAAAACTTTTCAAGGATTTCAACATTTACCTTGAACGAGAATTTTGCGAATACTAACCAATTAACCCAGGCCTAACTTAGGTACCTGGGTTTTTACTTACGCTAACTTAGTAAGCCCTTATAGGCTATCCTAATCTCTATAGGCTTACCATAGTCCCTATATGGCCTTATTGAATTAGGACCCAATAGGTTTATAGAGGGCAATAATATGGATATAGCTAATCGGCCTTAATTCTTTATCACTTTAGTCCATTAAGGGCCTTATCAATATACAGGTATATAATACACTCTCAAGAGGACAGGCATAGGCCATATAGGAAATATCCATATACATATCATATATGCCCACTACAAGGCGTGTGAAGATTCCCCTTGTGAACCCCCAAAATTAAGTGCAAATATTAAGTGCACAATATTTTCTATTTTATGAATTTTTCACAAAAATAATTTTGAAAATAAAATTATTCATTTTCTCAAAAATTTTTGTGAAAAATGTTTGTAGATTAAAATAAAGTTCATATCTTTGCAATGTGAGAAAAACAAAGCGATATAAGAACTATTTTTTAATTAAAACTTTTTAAGAAAATAATTTTCTAAAAATTTTGTAGATTAAAATAAAGTTCTTATATTTGCAATACAGAAATGAAACAAATACTACCTTATTAGAATAGTTTAAAAAGTCTTGAAAGTCTATTTAAAAAGGTAATAAAAATAATAAATAATAAAACTTTCAAGCATTTTTGTTATGTCAGAAAATTTAATTAATTCAGTTGAAAATGTAAACGAAGTAGCTAACAAAGAAAATTATTCAAAAAAGAAAATAAATAAAGTTAGCGCAAATAAAGCAAAAGCTACTGCAAAAGCAAATAGTTTAATTGCTTTAGATGTTTTAAAGTCAGTAAAAGAAAAAAATCAAGGTCTTTTCAAAACTTCTTTAGGGACAAAAACAGAGATTTACAAAAAAGATTTATTTGCAGGTGCAAACGAAAAGCAAATCAAGTCGTTACGCAAAAAGTTCAGAAATGTAACTTTTAATTTTCTTTCCACGATTGCAAACAATGCAGATAAAAAACTAATTGAGGGCTTTATAGACTTTTATAAACAAGTCTATGTTTTAAATGATTTTTCATTTAATTCCATTGCATCAGAGAATACAAAAGAAGAAAAGAAAGCAATTCTAATAAAAGGGCTTGAAATAGTGAAAAAATCTTTGAAGTAAAAACAAATCAGAGTAGGGAAATATTTCCCTACTCACTTAAAAATTAAATTCTATGTTATTAAATATATTTTTATTTGTTGGTGTAATTTATTTAGCAATTCAATGTTATAGAGACTTAAAAGAAATTTTAAAAGACGATAACGAAACATTTAAAGACTAAAGAAAACAAAGGGACACATAAAAAATGTTTGTCCCTTACTTTTTATTTTTAAATGTTAAATTTAAGGGAACCGTACTCCCCTTTTAGTACCACAACTTTCGAAGCCCTCACATTAAGAGGTACCTTGAAGGCAAATTACATATTTTACTACCCCACAAAAATCACTCTTCGTATTAAGGGGTACCCAGATATCCCACACCACACATACTCACACAACACACAAAGAAACCAGAGACCTAATATCCCTGGCTCTCATCCACCTTATCCCTCTGGCAGATTACAATATCAAAGTTCTTTCTATAAACCAAAAACTTATAAAGATATGGAAGAAAAAACATTATTCAAACTAGCACGTGCAATTACAGATACAGGTACAGATACTGTATCTTCAAAAGGTGGTACTGTAACCTACCGTATCACTTCCCTCAAAAGGAAACTGGTAAATGGCAAAGTAGTTTCAACCTCTACACCCTCTTGTACTTTGGGCTCAGCCTCCGTAAGTTGGGCTACTTGGGGAGGAGTTACCGTTGGAGATGGTTACTTAGATGTAAAATTTAACTATTCAGAAAATACTGGGTCCTCAAGGTCTACTACTCTGACATTTGACCAGGATGGATCTGGTAACAAAATCAATCTCACAGTAACTCAAACTACTGCTAAAATTACAAATAACATCACAATAAGTGTATTTAAAAGCTCAACCTCTAGCACCTCTGCCAATTGTGATATAAGGTCAGATCAACTAGTATATAGCAAGATAACCTTTAGATTACAGATTCAATTTGGTGTATCATCTGGTGATGTAAAAGAGTATATTTATACTTTAGCCAAAGGTAGTGCAATTTCAAGAAATACCTTTGCCATTCAAAATGGAGCTAATCCTCGGGTAGTAGATTATGGTTATTCTCCTCAAGAAGACTCTAAGTACATATATGTTATACTATATAATTAATTCAGTAGGCTAATTAGTAACCCACATACCCAAAATATCAGAGCCAAGGTATATGCAACAGAATACCTATGCCAGGGATACCAGCAGGTAATATAAGAATCTACTTTTAGTATTTCTGGATGTTCTTCTTCGTATTTTTTATCCTCTTCTCTAGCATTATATTTAGCAAAGATGAAGAAAGGTAAGAATACGAAGAAGATTATTAAAGCAACTGGGAATAAGAGTAGGAGAATTATCTCCCACCCTTGCATTGATGTCCCAGCATAATTACCGTCTCTGTCAAAAAAGTATCTCATAGTAATTTGTATTTTATGTATCTGATTAATAGATAAATCGGAAATAGAGGTAATACTATCCATACCGATATAAATAAAACGAGAGAGTGTATTTTGTGAGTATAGGGTAAATAATCCAAACAAACCCTTACAAAAAATACAGTGAACGGTAAGCATACCAAATAAATTATTGCTAATACAGTAGTCATTGTTCTTTGAGGTATTTGTTAATAATCTTGGTAAGCTTCTTATCGAAATCAATCATCATATCAAAAGCATCGGTATCTTTCATACTTTTCATTTCCTTGTCAAGGAATTCTATATTTCTCTTAATCGAGAAATAAGCCTTGTATGCAAGGAATATTCTTTCATTCTCTTCTGTGAGAGGAAGAACTTCCCCCTTTTGCCCATCCAATCTTGGATATGTATTATCTGGACCGAGAGTTCTTGCAACTTTTACTCGGTTACTGAGCATTGCAAATCCACCTTTCTTATCAATAGATTCTACTGTTACTTTCTCTGTGATGGGTCTTCCTGATAATACGAAGATAACTTCATCACCTTCTTTGAGCTTTTTGATTTCTTTCTTTTCTTTTTTCATATCTATTTTATTTAGAAATTTTCTTTATGCAAATATACGAAATTATTCTTTATTTATTGCATTATCTATTTTATTTTTAATAAATTCATAGGCATTGCCCCGGTAATCCTCTAGCATTTTGTATTCCTGTGGAGATAGAAATATTCCGTTTACTTTAAAAGCATCTCTTAGATGCTCTGGTATAGTGCCCTGGTGAGCGATGTTATTATAACGGATAATGAAAAGTTTCTCTCGGTCTTCATCAATAACTCCCAGAGTGTTTACTGGTTGGAGTTTAGTTTGGTAAATACCACCAAAAGCCGAGGGCACCATTAAAATATTTCCGGGAATTTTAGTTATCCAATGGGAATAATCGGGAGTAATTACGGCAATTTTCTTCTCTTTTTCAAGTTCTTTATCATAAGCTAATCGATTAAACCAAAAAGCACATTTAAAACAAACTTGTTTTCTTGCCATAAGTTGGGGAATCTCTCTAGTTTCATCGAATTCCTCTAAATTAATCGGTTTGCCACATATCTGGCATTCATTTTTCTTGTCCATATTGCATTATTTTATAAGTTATATATGATAATAGAACCTCGAAACATCCTAAAAATGGGTTATAAGCAATACTTTTGTTACTAAAATTGAACCATTAAAACTGATAAGTTATGGATAAACTAACAAATGAAATGATTAAAGACCTTGCTATTCGCTTAGGTCTAGAACCTGCTCTATTGAAAGCTGTTCAATTGGTAGAAGCAGCAGGTAGAGATGGGTTTTTAGCTGATGGTAGGCCTCAAATCCTCTTTGAGGGTCACATTATGTACAAAGAAGTACATAAGAAATTCCCTGACAGAGATTTAGCTTACCTTTGTAAGAGATATTCTACGATTTTCTTCCCTAAATGGGATAAATCGAAGTACTTGGGAGGTGTACACGAGTACAAAAGACTCGAATTAGCCAAAGAAATTGACGAAGAATGTGCATTGAAGTCTGCAAGTTGGGGTATGTTCCAGATTTGTGGGTTCAATCACAACCTCTGTGAATGTAAAGATGTCTTCGAATTCGTTCATAAGATGTCAGAATCTCATGCAAATCAACTAGAACTCATGTATTATTTCATGAAAAACTCTGGTTGTTTGAGTAATCTCAAAGAAAAGGACTGGGCTGGCTTTGCCAGAAAATACAATGGTCCCGGGTATGCTCAGAATGCCTACGACCAAAAGCTAAGAAATGCTTACGAAAACTTCAAAGATAAATTATGAAAAGATGTCATTTTAACAGCTGGGTAGCAAAAGTATTTCTTTTCCCCAGTTACAAAGCAATTACTCTGGTGTATAATTCATTCTTTAAACACAAAGTAGAAGAGTGTAAACCTGATGATATCAATCATGAATGTATTCATCAGATACAACAGATTGAATGTAGTATAGTGGGTTTAGTACTCGGTATCATACTCTGGTTATCATTTGGTATGTCCTTTTGGTGGGTAGTGGCTCTGACTTTTGGATTCTTCTACCTTTGGTATGTTATCGAATACCTAATTATCATGTGCTTTGCCAAGTGGAATAAACAGAATGAAAGATATCATGATGTAAGTTTCGAAGAAGAAGCCCACAATAATGATAAGAATCTGAGTTACTTGGAAGACCGTAAGCCATTTGCTTGGATTAAGTACATTAAATTGAGAAGCTACAAGAAATGAAAAAATTAAAAGTATTAGGGGTGTCTGCTGGTGCAGGCATCCTTTTGTTCCCTTTTAGAAAGAATTTGATAGCTAATATAGAAACTCGAGGAGTATTTTATACTAAAGGCTTAGAGCAGTGGAAATTGAACTTTGGTGGTATACCATATTATAAAGATGAAACCTTCCCAGATTGTAAGCCAGACATCATACTTTCAAGTCCAGACTGTGGAGCATCTTCTATTATGAGGCTTTCAAAAGTAAAAGAATTGGGCAATCCCCAAGAGAATAAATCCCTGAATCTAGTAATTCAATCAATCTTACATTATAAACCTAAGATATTTCTTATTGAAAACTTACCTCGTTTGCTATCTTTGCTCCCAAAAGAATATCTTCAAAAAACTCTTGAAGACTATAAACTTATTTTTCACGAAAGAAGCGTTTCTGACTACGGTAACTCACAGTTATCACGAAAGAGATTACTTATCATTGGAGTACATAGAAAAACGGGTAAGAAATATTTGAATGCTTTTGATGAAGTATTTCAAGTAAAAAACCCAACAATTACTAGAAATCTACTTAAACCACTCACATTCTCTCAGGAAAATAATACTAACCAGATTCCGTTTATGAGTAAAACTCTGGCAATGTATGACTATCGGAAGCTTCCTGAAAAGAAGAATCTTACAGTAGCAAAGATACATAGACTCTGGGTTAGAGATTTTAAAGATGAAAAGAAGTGGCCTATCAAAACTGCAAAGATGAGTACTCTTCCAGGAGTATATCGATTGGAGTATGATAAACCACCTTTAACTCTAAGACCTGCAGATAGGCAATTTAGACCAGATGGATACCCATTGGGAATCGAAGACTTCAAGGCAATTATGGGATTCCCTGATAAATTCGAAATTTACCTTCACAAGAATGGTGATACCTTCGAGGGCGATTTTAAGGATTACCATTACTGGCTTAACAAGGCAAGGTATACAATTGCCAAAGGGGCAGTAGGGGAAATAGGTATTTGGTTCAAAAAATGCCTCAAAAAGGCAAATACCAAGAAACCTTGAGTTTCAGCTTTATATATAAAGTCTTATATATAAGTTTCTGGGGTGCCTTGAAATATATAGATATATAATATACTACGTATATATATCTATATATTTATCTGCGTATATATAGCTATTCATATATCATATCGTAAGTAGTATATTTGGATATTATCTCACTTCGTTCGATAAAGGTAATCGCTAAGCGATTACCGAATAGATAGTATCATTAAAGCGTGCGACTATTTCAATTTGAAAACTTAATACATCGGATTATGAGAATGATTAATGCAAAGTACCCAATTACCGAATTGAACATTAACAACATCCTTAAGTTCTTTCGGATTATTTATCGGAATTTACCTTCGATACGTTTTGAGATTATTGAAACCAAAAGTACTTTTCAATTCAAGTTCCACATCATTAAGTCAAACTTAAGTCCAGTAGAACGTTATTGGTTGAAGAGTAAGATTAAGAAATTCATCAAGTATGAAGACATTTAAGAGGGCCTTGTTCATTGTACTTCTAGGATTTACTATTTACCTTTGCTTCAGGAATTACAAACTTTCTCGAGAGGTTGATTCCCTGGAACTAGCGGTCAATGAAATCCCAGATACAGTATACACAGAGAAACCTTTCAAACCAGAGAAGAAGTACTCAGAAAAAGTTGAACCAGGTAAAATCTTAGTTCATGATAATAAGCAGCCAACTCTCTTTCCTGATTCCATGCTAAGGCAGCCAGTTATCAGTAACCAAGATTCCCTGGTTCAAATTGTTTTGAAGAAAGATAAGTTGAACTTAAGTCTGTTCAATAAGGAGACTAACACTTATTCAACTAGACTATTCCCAATCGACTTAGATAAGTACAACTACAACTGGTATGAAGGTCAATTAACTCGAAAGAAAGTTGCAAGGTTATCACTTAGTCCATACGTTTATGGCAAATATAGACCTTTCAATAATCTCTTCGATATGGGAGCTGGTCTTTCAATCAAGACTAAGAGATTTAATTACAAATTCGGAGTCAATACCTTTTACTACCCAAAGATAAAATCTGGTATAGGTACTGACATCGAATTTCAAATAACGTATAACTTTTAAGTAATGGCAAAGACTATCTCAGAAACTAGAACTACATTAACTCGGGAGGAGCTATCAAACCTATCCCGAGTTTCTAGTGATGTTTTCTTTTTTAGCCTTTTTTGCTATGTGATACATCCAGTAAGAGGAAAGGTAAGATTTGATTTATACCCATTTCAGAAATCTGTTCTCTACAATTTCATTGCCCAACGATTCAATATCATTCTCAAGTTCCGTCAGGCAGGAATTACAGAACTTATTTCAATGTACTGTCTTTGGTTGGCGATGTACCATCCCAACAAAAAGATAAACATTATCTCTATCAAAGACACAACTGCTAAGAAGGTGCTTAAGAAGATTAAGTTCATGTACAAGAATCTTCCATGGTACCTTCAAACTCCCATAATCAATGGTAGAGCTGGAGAATACGGTTCTGCTTCCATGATAGAATTTGATAATGGGTCATTTATTGAATCTATTCCGACATCATCCGAAGCCGGTCGTTCGGAATCCCTTTCTCTTCTGGTAATTGACGAGGCAGCAGTAGTAAGATGGGCTGCTCAAATTTGGGCTGCTGCATTTCCTACTCTTTCCACTGGTGGAGCTGCCATCGTCAATTCCACTCCCTATGGAGTTGGTAATTTCTATCACTCAACTTGGGTAGATGCCATTGCAGGAGGTAATCCTTTTAACCCAATTCGATTATACTGGCAAATGCACCCAGAACGAGATATCAATTGGTATAACCAAATGTCTTCCGCTTTGGGAGCAAAACGAACTGCACAAGAAATTGATGGTGACTTCTTATCATCTGGTAATACAGTCTTCGACTTAGCCGATATTAAAGCTATCGAAGACTGCCTTAGTGATTACCCAGTTATTAAGAAGAGATTTAATGGTCAATACCGACAATTCTGTGAACCCGAATCAGATAAAGAATATTTCATTGGTGCAGACGTTTCAACTGGTAGAGCTTCTGACTACTCTTCATTTACTTGTATGGATAAGCTAGGAGAAGAACAAGTAGTATATAAGGGAAGAATGGCAGTGGGAGCTTATGCTAAGTTACTTGGTGATACTGGGAAGTTGTTTAACTGGGCAATAATAGCTCCAGAATCCAATGACGTTGGTTTATCAGTAACTTCTAAGCTTCAAGACGAAGGCTACCCTAACCTTTACTACTACCAGAAGATGCTAAAGAAAAAAGGTAAAAGTAGACCTGAAATGGATAAATCCCCTGGTTGGTTAACCACCCAAAAGAATCGTTCAGTGATAATAGAGAACTTGGAAGAAGATATTCGATTAGATCATGTAATCATTAAGGACCCATTCTTTGTACAAGAAGCTTATACTTTCATCTATGATGGTTTGGGTAGACCTGTTGCAATGGGTAAACATAGGGCTAACAATTCAGCTGTAGATGTAGACCTTGAAGGAGATGTATATGCCGATGATGATATCTTTGGAAAAGCAATATGTAATCACATAAGGAAAGGAAAAACTAACGTAATCGTACAACCAAGATGAAAAAGTACTTCAATTTTAGTTGGGGTTGGGGACGTAAGAAGGACCCTCCCAAGAATGGTACATCCTCTAATAAAGAGGAGAAGCCTGCCACATCGATTTCGCCTGGTAGGGTTTCAGTTGACGATGATAGCGATAACTTAATTACATCATTACAAGGGTTGACTAAATTAGTTGAACCCTCTTTTCGTGTTGATGTGATACCTTTAATTCGGGATTTATATAAGGTAAATCCTGATATGGGCATTGCATTGCAAGATATGTTTAAGTTAGCTAACACCAGTCATACAGTAACTTTCCCTAATAATACCGATGAAGAGGCTTCAAAGATGAGAGAACATCTTAAGAAAGCCACCAAGGGATGGACCAGATATACTGCTGGTATAGATGGTTTAGTTAATAAAATGATTGTTCAACTTCTTGTAAGTGGGGCAATATCCGTAGAAGGAGTACCAAATGATAAGCTTGATGGTTTGGCTACTGTATTATTCCTTAAGCCAGAACACATCAAGTTTAAACGTGAATTAAATGGGGTGTATGCTCCTTACCAAAAGAATATAAATTTCTTTGTTAAGCAACAAGATTACATTAAGCTTAACCCAGAAACCTATTTCTATGTTGGTATGTTCAATGATACGGATGAACCTTATGGAGTTCCTCCATTTATGCCTGCATTGGATTCTCTCAAGGGTCAGAATGATATGAAGGTTAACTTCAAACATATCATGGAGATTTGTGGTATGGTTGGTTTCTTAGAAGCTAAGATGCAGAAATCTCCACAAAGACCAAATGAGAGTATAAAAGCTTATGAATCCCGATTATACCATGAACTTAATATCCTTAAACGTAATGTTAAAGAGGGTATGAAGGATGGAGTAGTTGCTGGTTACATAGATGACCATGAATTCAAACTAAATTCTACTACTAAGGAGCTCGGTAATATCGAGAAGCCTTGGAATATGAACCAACAATCTGTAGCAAATGGGTTGGGAGTTAATGGCTCTATCATTGGGGTATCATCTATTACTGGTGAAGGTGCAACTGGTATAATGCTGTCTAAGATGATTAGCCAGTTAAAAAATATCCAAATGCTTGTAGCTTATGTATTGGACCGACTTTATTCTCTAGAACTGCGTCTGGCAGGCTTTAATAATAAGGGGATGAAGATTGATTGGGGAACTTCTACAGTTTCTGATGAAGTTAAAATCCAACAAGGTCTTCAGTATAAGATACAGAACCTTGACTTATTGTATAAGGCAGGTATCATTAGCCAAGAGCAATATGCTTGGGCAATGGGTTATGATTCACCAGATGAAAAGGAACCAAGAGTTTCACTTGAGGACCAATTTGCTAAGGGTGGTAATACAGACCCACAAGAGGGTACCAAGAAGAAACAAAGGCAGGATGATAAAAACCAATCTGCTCGTAGGTCAAGAGATAAGACAAACCCGGCTCCTTCTCGAGGAGACCAAAATACTAAAGCAAGATGAGTAAATTCACAAAGAAAAACAAAGAGCATCTTGATTCTATGGTGATAGGTCAAGGCCATACCATTATGGCTGGGTATATCCCAGAAGCAGTGGGAGCCCAGACTTTCTCCGAGAATTATTACAAATGGAAGAATCCTACACCGGACACCATTGCTCAATTTGGATTTTGGGGAGGGGATATAGATTATAATACCTATTACCCTAACCTGGATAAATCGGAATTAACTCCAAAGGATGAAGAGTTTATCGAACCTATGTTCCGATTACTTTCAGAAACGATTGTATCTAAGAATTGGAACCCGACAGACTTTGGTCAGAATGGAGTACTAAAGGCTTCTATGAAGATGTTGCTTGGTCAAACAGTAAACTGTGACCATGAAACCAACATTGGTAATGCTATTGGTGCTGTATCACAAGTAATGTGGCAGGAATCCTACAAAGACGGTAGCTTTACTATACCCGCTGGTATCAACGGTATTCTGAAAATCGATGGTAAGGCAAACCCAAGAATTGCTAGAGGCATCCTTATGGAACCTCCTTCAATTCATAGTAATTCAGTTACTGTACAATTTAAGTGGGATAAATCCCATCCCCAAATGGAAGATAACGAATTTTATCAGAAACTGGGTACTTATGACTCTAAGGGAGTTATGGTACGTAGAATTGTTACTGAAATTGTTCGTTACCTTGAGACCTCACTAGTTTCACATGGTGCTGATTCATTTGCCCAGAAAATTGGTTCGGATGGTAAAATCATTAACCCAACCTTTGCCAAAAGAACTTGGGCATCTTATGAAGAATACAGAGATGATAAATCGAAGCAATACTTCTTTACTGATTATAAATCAGATTTAACATCATATCAAGAAAAGAACGATACTCAGGGTTCTTTTAATGATAATGATGCCAATGATAATCATTCAAATAAAGATAACATGAACGAATTACAAAAATTTCTTGAAATCCTTTTTGGGGATAACATGCTTACCCTGGAAGAAGGTAAAGAGTG